ATACATCAGAAACAGTTCAGGCGTCTGCCCTTGTTTTTAACGGCCCAGCATTTACTTCGCAAGAGTTACCCATTGATTTTATTTCCTATGTGAATAAACCACTAAATGGCTCTTTTAAGCACTTTGGAACAAGAATGAGAATTGTTGGAAAGCTTGAAAATAACGACAAGTCTATTCAAACACCAGCGGGAGCAACAACATACTTTAACGTTCTAACCACAACTCCAGACGAGAATAAAACCATTTCTGGTGGTTCTGGAGGAATTGCAACACTGTTAAATCCAGAAAACAATAATGGATATTACTTTGAAATTGCAGCACTTTCAGAAAAGAATATAGATCTATATAAGAAAAATAATCCTACCATTAGGAAAAACATAACACGCTTTAATGCTACTAGTAGTAATACTGCTGTTGTTTATGTTTCTTCTGGTAGCACTCTATACCCAGTTGGAACGAAGGTTAAAATTGATTCAGGAAAAGCAGCTAGCTCTAGCCCAGTAAACCTTCCAGTATATGCACTAGGAACTTGGACTGTAATTTCGGCAACATCTACAGCTATAACTATATCTGGCTTTGGCTTTACCGTTGCAGATACTACTGGAATTAATGAAACTGAAAATATTTCTTTAGCCCCAACTGCATTTAGTACTGACGGAATATCAAACGTATTTTTCTATAAAGTTGTAAAAAATACTAGCTTTGACATTAAAACTTTAACAAGCTATAATCTTAATGGTGTTTCTACCGAAACAACTCTCACTGCTCCAACAGACGGCCAACTTATTTTGCCAGATCCTCTTGGAGGGCTTGCTCCGTTCATTGTTCAAATCGGACAAAGAGTTTGGCTAACTGGTCAGACTATTGCTTCACAAAATGGCTACTACAAGCTAACGACTCCTGGATCAGAAACTTCAAAATGGGTTTTAACAAAAGACGAAGACGCAATCCCAGTAAGGTTGTGGAGCGGACTATCCTCAATTATTGTTGATGACGGAAATTTTGCTGGGCAGTCAAGGGTAACGGCAGAAGAGCTAACTACAGTATACGACTTAGCCATAGAGTATAGAGATATAAATAATTCTAGAAGATTTTATCTATACTTAAATGATACCGAGATTGCAGTTGTAGATGACTTTGATCCACTTCCATTAAACAATGCAAATAACATGGCTGTTTTTACTCGTGGATCATCTCACTGTATGTTTGAAAATGTTTATGCTTTAGCAAATAACTATAGCCAAAACTCAAGCGAATCTTTAGGTCCAATTGCAAACGAAATCTTTACAAACAAAACAGACATATCGTCTAACGAAGCATTTAGAAAATACTCAATTAATGGCATTGTTCAGCCAACATTCCTTTCTGGAATAAACTCTGCTCAGCCGCCGCAATACAGAATATTCTATGATGAGTTTGGCAGTATATTTAGAGAAGCTGCATACTTTAATATTAAATATGATAAGGCTTACCCAGCACTATACTCTATGATCTCTCCAACTTTCAATAAGCTTCGTGGCTACACAGTCTCTGGTTTTTTTGGAGGAGCATATGGGGCAGAGTTTTTAATCTTTAACGCCACAGACACCTTCTTATTTTTTGATGAAACTGTTGGAAACTATCTAAGAATTCAGGGTATTACTTTTACCCAAGACTCTAGGTATGACTTAACCGTAGACAACTATTTTGAAAAAACTTCAAACTTTGCAAACCCACAGATAAAAGAAGATATGACAATTTTGTCACCATCAACCCAAAAAGAATTATTTAATGATATAAAAACTAGCAGAATAAGTTATGGAAGAAATCAGTTTACCCTAGATTCTGTCTATATCCAAAGTGCTGATGCAGCTAATAATTTAATGAGGTGGCTAATCTCAAAGATAATGAAACCAAGAAAATCTGTTGGCGTTAGTGTTTTTGCAAATCCAACTATACAACTAGGAGATATTTTATCTATAAACTATGCGGATAGCACAAACGAGCTAGCCTTTGATCCAGATAAAAGATTTATAGTTTACAGTATTGATTACAAGAAAGACCCCTCTGGACCAAGCATGACGTTGTATATGAGTGAGGTATAGAATGGCAAACTATGATGCAATTGCAACAAGAGTTATGCGTGGAGACTTTGGAAATGGTCAGGATAGAAAAAATAGACTTAGGGCTGCGGGATATAGTGCTGCAGAGATAACCGCTATTCAGCAAAGAGTTAATCAGATGTTTTATGGTGCTCCTGTAACAGCAGCTCCTGCACCAGCTCCAGTAGTAGATCAAGCTGCTATAGATAGGGCAGCTCAGGAAGAGAGAGATAGACTAGCTAGAGAACAAGCGGATAGGGACAGGGCTGCCCAGGAAGCTCGAGAGAGGGAAGCAGCAGCAGCTGCAGAAGAGCAAAGAAGGCTAGATGCCTTGGCAAGAATGCCAAAACCACTAGAAACTTCTCCGAGAGACCCAGTTAAATATGCAACTCCATCGGACGTTCTTATTGATACAAACGATTTGCCAGTAGAGCTAATACTTAAACTAACACTAGAAAAAATTGGGGGATTGGAGTTAATTAGCCTTGTAAGACACGATACCGTTAATGGACAAAATATAGTCTATAGGCCAATAAAAAATATTTCTCAAATAGCAATTGAATATAACCCACAGAATATGGTAAAGATGCCAGATTCTGCAGACTCATACTTTAAGAATTTTGCTATAAAACTAGAAAACCATATACAGCAAGAAACAAATGAGTTACCACCCTTGGTTGCATACATAGATCCGATTACGGAAAATGTTATAATTGAAACAACCAATATAAAAGCTGATTATGAGGTAGAGGTTCAGATGGTCTCTTCTGGGAAGGTTTTTGATGGTACAATATATACAGAGGACTATTCATGATTACAAACATTGGTAAAAACCTATTAGCTAAATACCTTATTGGACAAGCTCCAGCTTATGCAACTCACATTGCTATTGGTTGTGGTCCCCAGCCAAAAGCCGTCGATGAAGAACTAACAAGCCTCGAGTTTGCCGACATTTTAGAAAAAAAGAATCTAGACTTTGAAATGTTTCGTGTTCCAATTAGCTCTAGGGGATATGTAAATGAAAATGGAAATTCTAAAATTGTTTTAACAGCCGAGCTACCGACGGTTGAAAGATATGAGATTACAGAGATAGGTGTTTATTCTGCTGCGTCAAACCCAACAGCTGGGGCATATGACAGCAAGACCGTGTATTCTTTTTCAACAACAGAGAACTGGGAACGTCATACAGCAACGACTGTAACGGCGGTAGAAACAGTCAATGGCCCTTTAGCTACGAGCATTGTCCCTGGAGAAGAAACAATAATCAATCAAGCTTCTCCAATTTTTCAAACTAACGCAGACAACAAAACATTACTAGATATTAATAGGCTAGAAAGATATGAGTCTTGCAGATATTTAAATAACACAATCTTTATGGCTGGAAACACTTCAACTCTTTCCATAGCATCAGGCGAATCAAAAATGACTGCTAGCTCTGGAAGCGAACACATACATCTTTCTGGAGCAAGCATTGGCTTTAATAAAAACTCAGATAACGATGAGCTAAAGCTTGCTTTTTCTATTGTTAGTAAAAGTGCAACATCAGCAGCCAATCTTGTTCATCCGACCAGAGTAAAGATCTTGGTTGAGTTTGCAGACAACGATTCTGGAGATGCAACAAACTATGCTCAGTTCCAGGTAGATATAACAAACGGGGTAGGGGGATATGACTTTGCAACCAATAGATACATTGTCGAAACTATAAAACTAGGACAGTTAGTTAAGAGTCCAACATTTACTTGGAATTCCGTCAACGTTGTAAAAGTCTGGGCCTCAGTTCTAGGTGCAGGGGGAACTCCAACATCAGACTACTACGTAGCACTTGACGCAATTAGGTTGGAGAATACCTCTTCTATTAATCCTTTATATGGTTTAACTGGATATTCTGTAGTAAAATCTGCAGACCTTCTCCCTATTGTAAAAGTTTCTAATACTGCAAACCTAGTAGAGTTTCGATTTGCACTAGATGTAGATTTGGATACTGGAAATGTCAGTTAAAAAAGTAACTATTGAGAAAAAAGATCTTCCGCCATTATCTCCAAATGGAGAATACTTAATTAGGTATAGAATTATTTCTGAGGACAAAAACAGAACATCTCACTGGTCCCCCATCTACACTCTAGATTTAACAAATGTTGAGAGCGGTACTGAGTTTATAAATCTTATTAGGACCGTTACTGCTAATATTGAGGTTACTCCATCAGACATTATTGTAACTTGGGGAGATGCAAATAAAGCACCATTGTACGACATATTTGTTAGTTATAAAATTGGCGGCACTTGGGGAGATTATTTTTTTCACGGATCCTCCCCAATACACACATACGGATTCTTGCAGCCACTTGCCTTAACAGCAATTGGTTATGGAGCTACTGACATAAGAATTGCTATACAGCTAGCTGGGATAGAAAAGATTGAGAGCCCTACCCTTACAATATCAACAGTTGAAAAATCTTTACAGCCAGTAATTAGCGGTGGTAGTGCATGAGTTATACTATTCAATTTAAAAATGATACTGCGGCGAACTGGGCAACAGCCAACACAATTCTTGCTGCTGGCGAAGCTGGCTTTGATGTCACAAACCAAATTTTAAAAGTAGGAACTGGAACTACTCCGTGGTCAAGCCTGCAGGGGATTTCTTTAGCAACTGGCGGAGGTGCCCCTGGAATTATTTCTCAGTTTGCTGGATCAACAGCTCCTGCTGGATACCTACTGTGTGATGGAGCAGCAGTATCACGCACAACATACAGCTCTTTGTTTGCAACTATTGGAACAACCTATGGTGTTGGAAATAACACTACAACTTTTAATTTGCCAAATTTGCAAAACAGAATTCCAGTTGGAAAAGGATCAGATGCCGAATTTGATACTCTTGGAGAGACTGGCGGTGCCAAAACCGTATCTTTATCAGCTACAAATATACCAGCTCACAGCCATACAGGAACTACAGCTGCAGAAACGGAAGAGCACACACACGGTTTCAGCACAAGTTCAGACCAAGCAATTTTAAATATTCATGGTGCTGGTTCAGCTTCTGTTATTGCTGGAGGCTCTGGGTCTGGTGTTGGTTCTGGTTTTAGAAGCTCATACCGTTCTGGCGGCTCAAACATTGCTGGAGCTGCGTCATACGACGCTTGGGTACACACTCACTCTCACTCTGGAACTACTGGGGGTAGAAGTGCAACCCACACTCACGCCTTTACTACAAGTTCCGTAGGCGGAAACGGTGCTGGAGTAGATGCAGTAAACAACCTACAGCCATACATTGTAGTAAACTATATAATTAAGACATAAGGGAAAAATGATTAAATACCTATTAAGCATGAAATGCACTAATCCAGAATGTTCTACATTTGAGCAGGCAACATCCTTCTGGTTTGAAAGGCCAAGTACCTCCCACCCCTGTGGTATTTGCGGCTATACAATTGTTTTTTGTGAAGTTTTAAAAGAACAAGAGTTCCCAGATCCAGAATCAGCCCCGCTAGTTTAAGTGGTAGATTTTCAACGGAATAAGTGGTATAATTAACTATGGCCAGAATACCAACACCAGATAGAGGACAGCCTCTAGACGTAAGCTACATATATCAAATAGTAGAAGCAATCAATGATTTGTCTTCTCAAATTTCTTCTGCAAAATATAAGTATGCAGCTATTGACACCTCAGAGGGTCGTCAAAGCACTCTTCTTACAGACACAAAGGTTGTTGCTGGAGAACAGATTATTTACCCAGCACTAT